ATCATAACAACAGCGCCAAGCTCGCTACCACGTCTTCTGGGGTAAACGTTACCGGAACGTTGTCTGCAACAACTGCTTTGTCTGGAAATGGTTCTAGTATTACAAATTTAAATGCATCTAATCTATCATCAGGAACTGTGCCTGCAGCAAGATTACCTGTTACGGGTAGACTTTTAAAAATGCAAACATTAGTAAGTGGTAGTAACTATGATACTACTTCAGTCATTGCTTTTGATGCTTCAACTCCTACCTCGAGTGAAGGAATTCAAGTTATGGCTCAAGTTTATACACCGGTGGCAAGTAACAGTAAGCTGCTGCATGTTTTATCAAGCGCAGTTACAAATGCCTCTGCGGGTGGAATTTGCATTTGGTCTATTTTTAATGGTAGTTCAAACATCGGTGCTTTTGCACAGGCAACAGGGTCATCAGCTTCTTGGAATCAATTTACATGTCAAGCATACGAGTCAAGCTCAAACAATACTTCAGGAAGAACATACAGCGTAAGATTTGGTGTTAATACAAGTAGAGGTCACTGGTTACAAAACAATTTCTACAATTATTATTTAAACGCAAAAGCCGTTTATACTATTTTCGAGATTGCCGCATGAGTATTACTATTATGGACGCAATATTGGCGATTAACCCGGACGCAAAAGTATCTATTAAACATGATATGACTATAAACCCACCTGCCATAGATGAGATTACATGGCATGAGGGAACTACACCTATTTCAGATATTAACATAGCTGCAAAAAAAGCTGAACTAGAGGCTGAGTATAAAGCGAACAAATATCAAAGAGATAGAAAAGAAGAGTATCCAAGCATAGAAGATCAACTAGATGATATTTACCACAACGGTATTGATGGTTGGAAAGCAACCATAAAAGCTGTTAAGGATAAATATCCGAAAGGTTGATATGGCATTAATAAAAGCACAATTTGCACCAGGCATAGACAAACAAACAACAACCTATGGGGCTGAAGGCAAATGGGTTGATTCTAAAAATGTTAGATTCAGAACAGGACTACCGGAAAAAATAGGTGGTTGGGAAAAAGTTGTTACAGGTAAAAAAATCGTGGGAGTTGTTAGAGCTAGTACAGCTTGGGTTTCTTTATCAGGTGTTCGTCACTTAGCTTTGGGAACAGACAGAAAGCTATACGTATATGTTGAAGGTGTATTTTATGACATCACACCAATAAGACTTGAAGCAGCGTTAACCGGTCCTTTTGCCATGACTAGTGGATCACCAATAGTGACTGTTACTCATAACAACCATGGAGCGGGGATCGGGGATTTTGTAACGTTTGATTCTTTTTCTACTGCTCAAGGATTGGACATGAATAATGAATTTGAAATTACAGAGATTGTTGACAGCAACAATTATAAAGTTACTCACACAAGCAACGCGTCTGGCACGGCTAGTTCTCAAGGAGGTACAGGTAATGCAAAATATCAAATAACTGTTGGTACAGATAGATCTACTTTTGGTTTTGGATGGGGTACTGGAGTATGGAACGCAGGTACTTGGAATACACCGAGAACAACAAGCTCTGTTACACTAGAGGCAACATATTGGTCACTAGATACGTTTGGTGAAGATTTGTTAGCCATTAGAAATAATGATGCATTGTATCGTTGGGACTTGTCTGGCGGAACAGCAGCCAGAGCTGTAAAAATATCAGCAGCTCCAACGGCTAGTAGAGTTTTATTAGTTTCATCTCCTGATAGACATATATTTTTATTTGGAACAGAAACAACAATTGGAACCAGTGCAACACAAGATAACTTGTTTTTAAGATTTTCTTCACAAGAAGATTTTAACACATGGTCACCAGCAAGTACAAACACAGCAGGATCTTTTAGAATACAAGATGGATCTAAAATTGTTGCAGCAAAAAGATCTAGGGGTTCTATTCTTGTTTGGACAGATACAGCGCTGCACGCTCTAAACAATATTGGTCCGCCTTTTATTTTTGGTCTAAACCAGATTGGTGCTAACTGTGGTGCTATATCTTCCAATTGCGTTGCAGATGTAAATGGTGTTACTTACTGGATGAGCCAAACCGCTTTTTATCAGTTTGATGGTGCAATTAAAAAGCTAGACTGCACTGTACAAGATTTTGTATTTGACGATATTAACGCAACAGCACAAGGACAAATTTCTATTGCGGTTAATACAGACTTTAATGAAGTGACTTGGTTCTATGCATCATCAGGTTCTAACTATTTAGATAGAAGTGTTACCTATAACTATCTGGAAGGTGTTTGGTATACTAATGATGGGTTTGTTAGAACTTCTTGGGTTGATCGAGGTGTTTATCCTGAACCTTATGCAACTTTATATGATCAAAACTCACTACCAAACAACAACACAATACTTGGCGTTACTGCAGGTTGTACAACTTTATACAGACATGAAACAGGTTTTAATGATGACGGCGCCTCAATGGATTGTCAGATTACAAGTGGTGATTTTGATTTAGAAGAAGGAGATCAAGTCTTTTTATGCTCGCGTGTTATACCTGATTTTAAAAACCAGGTTGGAAATACAGATATAAAAATAGAGTTTGCAAACTATCCAGCAAGCACAAACACACGATCTTTTACATCTACTACAACACCTACAACAAAATTCTTTTCTGTAAGAGGTAGAGGCAGACAAGCAAACGTAAAAGTATCTAGTAATGCTTTGGATTCAAACTGGAGGTTTGGAACAGTTAGATTAGATATAAGACCAGACGGAGCAAGATAATGGCAAAAATTAATATTACAAGATTACCACTACCTCAAGATACGTTTGATAGGCAGCAGCAAGATATTCTTATTCGTGAGCTGGAGAACATAATTAATCAGTTGAACTTTACGTATCAACAAGATTTACGTGAAGAGTTAACAGCAAGGAGCTGGTACTTAGGATGAGCGACGTATATAAAAATAGAAGCGTTGCTTTGGCAAACACAGCACAGACAACAGTTTATACTGTTCCGACAGCTGATGTATCCACCACACCACCACAAAAACCTGTACAAGCAATAATCAGATCTATACGTATTTGTAATGTATCAGGAGGTGCTGTGACAGCTGACGTTGTAAACACAGACGCGAGTGTGGGTGCTAACATAAACATAACCAGTGTTTTATCAATAGCTGCAAACACAGCCACAGAAATTTTATCTCAGCCATTGATTGTTGAGGACAGTGATGCAATTAAGGTTACGGCTAGCGCTGGTGGTGCTTTACACGTAATTGTATCGGTATTGGAGATATCATAGTGAAAAAGATACAAGAATCTAAAATACTGGGAACTCAGATGATAGAGGGCAAGGAAGTGCCTATTCTGCAACCTGAAGTATATGAGAGAATATATTGTAAAAACTGTGGAAATGAAGTAGATTCAGAAGAACAGGCAACCGGCACCTGCAGCAACTGTGGCCAACCCTGGTCAGTTCATAAAGCCAAAGATATACAAGTAAAAGTTATACAGATTCCAATGGGATCAGGATCGGGAGAATAAATGGGAATCAGAGATGTATTTGATGATATAGGTGACGCTTTAATACCAAAGGAGATTGCTCCTTATCTAGGTACTATTGGAGCGATGATCGCGCCAGTTGCACCTATCCTTGGACTTACAATGGGTCAACTTGCGTCAATGAAAATGAATGCAGGTAAACTTGATCCGTACCAAGCAGCAGCGGTGGCACTTGGTTATTATGGTGGCGGTGGTCCACAAAATAGAGCAGAAGGAAAATTACTTGGCCAAAGAATGAGTCGAGGTATTAAAGGTTTGAATGTAACACCTTCATCTGGCGCAGGAGGAGGAGCTAGTCATTACAAACCAACTTTGGGAGATAGGTTTGCTGGTTTTAAAGAAGGGTTTACTGCAACTGGTACAGATGTGTATACTGATGCAGAACTAGCCGCACGATATGATCAATACATGGGAGGTATAGATCCAACAAGCGAAGCGTTTCAAGAAGGTAAACAAGAATTTATTAAAAATAAGTATGGATCAAATCCAACAGCAGCACAAGAAATACAAGGATCTTACGATTATTCAAGATCCGCTATGGCACCAAGAAACAGAGTAGGTTTAGGAAACGTTGCTGATGCAACGGAAAAAGTCGGT